ACGGGTAGATATTTTGCTTTATATGCACTTGAACCTAATATTACCCCTGCACAATGGAAAAACACTCACGACAATAATGATTACGCAAAAGCTTTGGCAGATGTAGGACAATATTTTGATGTTTCTAAACCTAATGTAACAACAAGAGGAAAAAAAGTAACAGCGCCACCCGAAAGTGCTTTAAATTGGGTAAGTTCAAGTGGAATACAACCTTATATTAGAAACACAAGCACCCAAAATGTGATTTTCCAAACGGAAACACGATTTAGACAAGTGATCGGACCAACTACACAACCTGCAGGAGTAAATTATTCTTATTATTTTGACATTTGGGTTTCAGATGATACACCAAAAATATTTGCTCAATTTTACAACGACAACGTAATTGCAAACCCATTTTTTATAGCTAATACTATAAATGAAAGTTATTATCTTAAATCTCCAAAAGGAAAATTAAGTGTTTGGGTAAATGGTAACACACCAACAGAACAAGGTATGATAGATTTACCATATGGACAAAATAAAGTGGTTTTCCAAGATACGGGAATTTGGATTAATGGTGTTCAGTATGATACTGACAGATCTTTCCAAACGGGAACAACTTATTTTAAAACCGATAAAATTTATGGAACTTATTTTGATATGAGAGCCGAAACAAGATATTGGATAAAATCATTTGGTGTTTGGGAAAGAAATTTAACTAATCTTGAAATACAAGGACTATGATACTATACAAAAAATACGTTTTTGACAATGCAGAACAATATTTAAAAAAGGTTGAGGGATTACCTGCAGATTTAGGATATACACCAATTTTGTTACCAAACCCGATTAAATCAGAATTTGCATTGCATTTAGGACACGATAAAACAGATGAAAAAAATATGGAGGTTGAAGAAGATTTAACTCTTGCAGTTGATGTTCTTTGGGAAAATATAACCGAGAGCCCATACGGGTGGAAAACATATGAAATTAACCCCACCCAACCTTGGAATAGAGTTTTGGGTATTGATCAAGAATAAAATGAATTTAACAGACTTTAAAATATATGCTTTAAATGGAAGTAGCTTAATGATTAGTTTTACTAATGTAGATGCAGTATTGAAAATATTGCTTTTGTCGGTATCAATCGGTTACACTTTAAACAAATGGTATTTAATGAATAAAAATAAATAAAATGAAATACGCAAACGGGTGGGGTGCAATGTACCCTCTTTCTAATTTTGGTTTTGGTGTCGTGGAAACGGATCAAACCGTATGGAACGATATATTTCCAATAAGATATGGTTTTCACACTTCAAGTGAAAGCAAACAAGGTTGGGTGGCAAGTAATAGTAGTGGTGGTTTAGAGGGAACTACAAGGGGTTTAATTTGGACTTTAAATTCAGGTGTAAATTTTCAACTTGCACAATCGCCAAACAATTTAAATATAGACACTTCAGAAAGAAAACCAAGCAGGGTAATTGTTAGATTTAGTAATAAATCGGGCGATGTAAATAACGACAAATATAAAATTAAATTAGGTATGGTCGGTGGATCGACTTTCAATTTTGATTTTGTAGTTGCTGATTTAACTGATTTTAAAAACGTACAATATTTTTATATCGATATACCAAGTTATGCAAATGATGAACTTGATCGAATATCAATACAAACAAACACTACAGCATCAACACCCGTTTCGGAATTAAAAATACACCAAGTAATAGTAGGATAATATGATAAAAATTTTAAGAAGATTTGCTAATTGGCTTGAACAAGCAAAATGCAACAGACACAATAAGTGGAATGCTTTATTAGAAACCTTAAAAACTAACTGCAATTGCGAAAAATACATAAAATAATAGTTCATTGTACAGCAACTAAAAGTGATCACAATGTAACCACCGACGATTTAAGAAAATGGCACGTTGATGAAAGAGGTTGGTCGGATATTGGTTACCATTTTTTTATAGATTTGGAGGGTTGCGTACACGAATGTAGACCAATTGAAATAACGGGCGCCCACACTAAAGGGCATAATTACGATAGTATTGGAATTGCTTATGCAGGTGGTATCGGATCAGATAATGCTTGGCACGATACTCGCAATGATCAACAAAAAGCAAGTTTGGAAGAATTATTATGTTCGTTAAAACTATTATATCCTAAATCTACAATTTATGGACATAATTATTTTAGTGAAAAAAATTGCCCAAGTTTTGATGCAAGGGACGAATACGAATGGATATCAGATTTTAGATAATGAAAAAAATACTTAATTTTTTAACGGGTAATGTATTAAAGGAAATTGGTAAAGTAATAGACAATATTTTTACCAATGATGAGGAACGACAACTTGCCAAAAATCAATTAGTTCAAATAATTCAGCAAAAGGAATTACAACT